GCGTGCTGCTGACCGACAAGCCCTGCATCGTCTACGAGACGGGGCCGCTGTGCGAGAAGGGCTGGAAGGATGCACAACCGCTGCCGCACGACGAGTTGTGGGTCATGACGCACGCCATCGAGTCATTCATGGTGCTGAAATAGGCCCGCCAGAATGGGACACCCACATGATACGAATTTGACACCGCCGACTCCACGTCCCTACCGCGTCCGCGTTCGTGTCGCAGGCGTGGACTCCTTCGTCACGGTCTGGGGCTACGAGTTGATTGAGGCCCTTCACGCGTGTATGATTCACGTCGCCGCCGATGTCGGCAGCGACCACGTCACCATCATGGACGTGCAACCCGACTTCGCCGAATACGTCAAACTTGTTCGAGGCGAACACGTCTGGTCCGGAGACCCCACATGATCGATCATCACGCCCAACGACCCAGTGCCACGGGACTGGTCACGCGAGTGGCCCCGCCCACCTCGCCGTCGAAGTACGCGCCCCTAGCCGGAGGCGGTCCCGGAGCCGCCGCTCGTCGCCTTCGTACCCATGTCCGTCACCTTCAGAAAGGATCCCGTCATGTCGTCAATCAAGACCCCGCCGCCACCCCCGCCGTTAGCCTACCTGACGTGCCGGTGCGGATCGGATCGGTTCGCGGCCCTGGGGAAATTGCTCCTACATAAAGCGATGGCCGAACCCCCCGTGATGTACCAGTGCGCGTTCTGCAGCGACGTGTACCGGTTTGTCAACGGCATGTGGATCCGGTCGGACCGAAGTCTGGTCATGCGGCGAGGTCCTAGTCTATGAAAGCCAAACGGTCGCTGGCCGCCGCGCAACGGCTACAAACCCAAGCGTTGGTCCCGGCCAAGACGGGGCGGTGCAACACGTTACTGCGGAATGGGACACGGTGTCTGGCCCCTGCCGGTCGGCAGACCCCCCACGTCGGCGTCGGGCCGTGTTACAAGCACGAGACGGTCAAGAAACCCTACGACGGCACCGCCCGGTATAAGAAACTCCTGACCGACGGCACCATTCGAGGCCAGTTGACGAAACTGGGCGGCATCGAAGACGATGTCCTGGATCTCGTTCCAGAGGTCCAGTTGCTTCGGACCCTCGTGATTGACTACGTCAATCGGTATAACGACTTCGTGGACGCGATCTTGGCGTGGAACCTCGATCGCGAAAAAAACGAAAAGCCCCGATCCGTCCCCGACATCACCTACGTGTCGTCCCTGATTGAAGGCATTAGCCGCATCATCGAGCGCATCCACCGGATCCAGACTACCGGCAGTATTCCACTAGACACCTTCCGGAAGGCCTTGGAGAAAATGGGGATCATTGTCGCTCGCCATGTGCGAGACGGCCACGCGCTGGACGCGATTGAACGGGACTGGGCGGAAATTTCCTTGATGGACCGAAAGGGGCCAGACATGCTGGCGCTGCCTCTTCCCCCGGTCGATCCCCCCCTGACTCCCTGATTGACAACCGGGTCAGCCCGGGTGTACGATTCGCGCCGATAGGACACGACATGGCGTGAACACTCCCCGTACCCTGGCTGACCTCCGCCCCCCGTCCCACACGGCCCCAGCCCTTGCCGCACCATTAGGCGCGGCGATTGCCGGATTGCGGGGCGCACGGGCCACGTCGCCGGAACAGATGCGGATTGAAGCCAGCCGGGTCTCGTTGAAGGCGTTTTGTCTCACCTACCTGAAACACCACTTCACCAAAGGGTTCTGTCCGCTCCATGACGACATCTTCGCCATGTGCGACGGGACCGAACCCGGCAAGCGGAAGGCGCGGATCGCCCCCCGCAAATTCGGGAAGACCACCATCATCTCACTCGCCAAGCCATTGCAGGAACTGGCGTATAAACGGAAGCACTTCATCCTCATCATCGGAGAAGCGGCAGCGGTCGCGGAATCGAACCTAGCGACGATCATCCAAGAATTGGACACCAACGAACTCCTGCTCCAGGATTTCCCGCACCTGGCCCCGGCGAAGGATCCGAAGGGGCAGATGGTGAAATGGACCGACCGCCAACTGGTCTTCCAGTCGCACGACACCATCATTGCCAAAGGCATGGGCAGTCGGATGCGCGGATTGAAGTACCGGCATTCGCGTCCCGATATGGCGATTCTGGATGACCCGGAGTCGCCCGAGACCGCCGACACCTTCTTGAAACGACGGCGGCACAAACGCTGGTTCGGCGGGACGTTCCTGGGGTTGGGCGCGACGAACTGGGACGTATACGTGATCGGGAATTTGCCGAATCACGACTGCTTGATTGCGGACCTGGTCAAGGATCCCGGGTGGGACGGCTTGTTGTGGCGAGCGATCAACATTCCCCGGAAAGCCGAAGAACGGTACCCCATCGGCAACACGGACCAGGATGGATCCGCGTTGTGGCCGGAAGAATGGTCCTTACCGAAACTCGACTCGTATAAGCGAGAACCAGAAGTCGGCACCCTCGGGTTCGTGCGGGAGATGATGAATGACCCGCGAGAGGAGGAATCGAAATCTTTTGATCCCACGACGTTCTCGTATTTCGAGTTTGACCCCGCCACGTTGTCCTCCTACCAGGCCGTTCGGACGTTCATCGATCCCGCCGGAGGTGAAAAGCCGGGTGACATGCGTCGAGGCAAACGGGACTGGTGCGTGGTGGTGACAGCGGCGCGGACGCGGGATGGCTATATTGATATCATCGATGTGAAGATGAATCGGTTTCTTCCAGACAAGCAAATCCAAGTTCTCCTGGACGCGTACGCGATGTATGGCGCACGGGAGATTGGCGTGGAAGAAAATATGTATAAGAACTTGATGGAACCGACCATCCGGGCGGCGGCACGGAAACGAGGCCTATACCCGAACATCATCCCGAAGATTGCCACGACGAATAAGATCAGCCGTATCCTTGGCTTCCAGCCGCTGGTCGAGTCCGGGATCGTCCGGTTTGCGCGTCACTTGATTGATAAAGTCCCCGACTACTTCGGACAGTTCGATGAGTTCCCCGGCGACTTCGACGACGGCCCCGATGCGACCGAGGGCGTCGTGCGGATGTTGGAGTCGGGGCGAAACATTCTGGGTCAACTGGGCGGACCTACGGCCGCAAAATCCTATTGGAAAGGGGCTGCGTAAGCCATGGCGCTATCACCAGAGCAAATAGCCAAGTATCGAGTCAGCGCGACCCAAGCGGCGTCCATGACCGAAGTCGGGTATTCGGGACTGAACATCACGGGTGGAATGCTCCGCGAAGAATTCCTGGCTGAACTCCGAGGCAGTCGGGGTATCAAGACCTTGCGCGAGATGCGGGATAACGATCCCATCATCGGCGCGATCCTCTTTGCCGTGGGGATGTTGATTCGGCAAGCGACGTGGTCGCTGGTCCCAGCCGAAGAAGATGCCGCGTCAGAAGCCGCCGCTGAGTTTGTGGACTCGTGCCGCACGGACATGGCGATGACCTGGAACGACGTGATATCCGAGATCTTGACTATGCTGCCGTTCGGGTGGGCCTGGTTGGAGGTCGTGTACAAGAAACGTCAAGGGTACAACCGAAACGAAGACGACACATCAAAGTATGCGGATGGCCAGATCGGGTGGCGACGGATGCCCCTGCGGTCGCAGGACTCGCTCCAGTCCTGGGCTCAGGATCCGACGACCAAAGACATCATTGCCATGCAGCAGCTGACCTTGACCGGTCAGTCCGCGATGGTGCCGATCACGAAGTCCTTATTGTTTCGGACGGAATCGAACAAGAACAATCCTGAGGGTCGATCGGTGCTCCGCAATGCGTACCGGCCGTGGTACTTCAAAAAGCGGATTGAAGAAATCGAAGGGATCGGGGTCGAGCGCGACCTGGCGGGATTGCCGGTCCTGATGCCGCCAGAGGGGTTGGACATCTGGAATCCGAATGATCCGCTGGCCGCGACGTATAAGACACAAGCCGAGACGTTGGTGCGGAACATTCGCCGGGATGAACAAGAAGGGGTGTTGCTGCCCTTTGGGTGGGTGTTGTCCCTTCTATCGACGGGCGGCACCAGAAGCTTCGACACCTCCGCGATCATCGATCGCTACAACAATGTGATGGCCATGACGATCATGGCGGACTTCATTATTCTAGGTCACAACAACCGGTATGGCTCGTTCGCGTTGTCGTCCAGCAAGACGCACATGTTCGGCATGGCGATCGGCGGCTGGCTGGACATGATCGCGGATGTCTTCAACCGGTACGCGATTCCTCGCTTGATGGCGGTCAACGGGATGAATCCCGAACTGCAGCCGACGTTGAAGCACGGCGACATCGAAGTTCCCGATCTCAACGAACTGGGCACCTATATCCAGAAATTGGCCGGGGCAGGCTTCCAGATCTTCCCGAATGCGAGTCTGGAACGGCATTTGTTGAATGTGGCTCGCATTCCCACAGAAGGGGTGTTGCTGGGACAAGGTACCGGACTAATCAAACCTCCCGCACCGGGAGAGACTGGGGACACCGAGGACACGTCGGGAGATAACGAGGACACGTCGCCATCTTCGACGACACCGGCCCCAAAGGCAAAACCGACCGTGGCGGCAAAGAAAGAAGATGACGGAGTGATCGGCTGATGCCCGTCGTCGTGCCTGGGTGGCGAGCCAAACCCAACACGCGGACAACGATGATTCAGGAAATGATCCTGACGGAGTTGGGCCGGATTCGGCAATCGCTAGACGCGGCGACGGACTTGCGATCGGTCACGATCACAGTGAAGATGAAGGTGGGGGGAGTGACCCCCCGAACGGTCGTGACTCAGCTGGAGTCGGAGGCCACATTATCGGATTGACGCGCCAGGGCATCTGTGGTAGTGTCTTATCAATTGATGCTCGGCCGTCAGAGGCGTGGAGACGGAATCGAAAGCAGCGTATCCGCTTTTGGTTCCGTCTTTTTTGTTAGCGAGGGGCAATGCCACACATCATCAAAACCGACGCCAAACGCCAGCTCGTGTTCGGCTGGGCCTCCGTGGCCGTCAACAAGGATGGATCGCCGCTGGTCGATCGCCAGGGCGATGTCATTGATCCCGCTGACCTGGAAGATGCGGCATATGTGTTCGTGCTGAAATTCCGAGAAGCTAACGAACGCCATCAAGACTCCATCGAGGGGCAGTTGGTGGAGTCGCTCGCCGTCACCCCGGAAAAACTCGAGAAGATGGGGCTTCCCTCGGACGCCCTACCCGCTGGATGGTGGGTGGGATTCTACGTGCCCGATCCGGCCGTGTTCGCCAAAGTCGAGTCGGGGGAATACACTATGTTCTCTATCGAAGGATCGGCGGTGCGTGAACCGGTCACGGTAGAAGGGGGCGTCTAATGCCGATGTTGCTGCGGAACCTGAAGATTCGCAAGGTTTCGCTTGTTCCACGAGGTGCGAATCCCGAAGCCCGTATTGTGCTGATGAAGCACGACGAACCACAGCCGGGGCCAGCGTCGGATTCGGTCCCTGCCGCCACTGCCCCGGTCGCAGTTCCTGACCGACCGGCCCCGGTTGTGAAATCCCCGTCTTCCGCGAACCCTCGCGGATCTTCCCACAGGAGTACACACATGAGTCTGCAGATCGACCGGACGAAGTTGACCAAAGAGGAATGCGATCGTCTCGACGAACTCGAGACCATCGCCAAGGCGCACGAAGCCCCGGAACCCGAGCCGGAACCGGTAATCCCGGAAGCCGTCCAGAAGATGTTGGACGAGACCAAGGTGGCCATGGCCAAGATGGCCGACGAGAACAAGACCCTGGCCGCGCAGTTGCAGAAGGCCGAGGAGGCCCGCGAACTGACGAACTTCATCGCCAAGGCCGCGACCGACTTCCCCACGCTGCCCGGCACCGCCGACGACAAGGGCAAGTTGCTGCAGTTCATGTCCAAGGGACTGGACAAGACCAATTACGACGCGGCGATGGCCCTGTTGAAGGCCGGTGACGAGGCCATGCGGCTTGTGGCTGCGGGATCCACGTCTGGAACCGATGACGCCGTCCGTGCCGACTCGGCACTGGGGCAGATGGAAGTCCTGGCCAAGGAACTGATCACGTCGGGCAAGGCCAAGTCGTTGCCGGAGGCGATGGACCTGGTAGCGCAGGCCAATCCCGCACTGTTCA